CCCCTGAGGCCGCTCCCGTGGCTCCTGTGGCGCAAGCGGCACCGTCTATGGCACCTGAGATGCCTCCGGTCGCTGCTGCGGCTCCTGCGCCTGGCGTAGCTGCCCCTGGCGCTCCGATGGCTACAGAGGAAATGATCACTCTGGCCCAGAAGGCTGTCAGTCGTGGGCCTGGCGCTTCAAAGGCACGCGCTCAGTTGGCTGAAATCGCCAAAACCAATCCAGAGGCAAAGGCTGCAGCCGATCGCCTTGGCGTTGAACTTCCAACCGACACTCTCAGCGATAACGCGCAACTCAAAGAAGTCGTTGGCCTGACGCGATCTCAAATTGGCTCTGAGGCTAAGCAGGCTTGGAATGAGACTGTCTCGGCAGTTTCAGAGCGGGCGCATAAAGCGATGGACGAGCTGGACGCTGTTACCGACATTTCGCAAGTCTCCGCTGACGTGTTTGATCGGCTGGATAAGGCTCAAATGGGCCTTGGCCGGCAGGCCAGTGATCTTCGCCAAGAGGTGACGGATGCTGTTGATGTTCGTGGCCGCGTGGATGCAACTGGAATCAAATCGTGGCTGCAAACACGAATTGATGATCTTGGTGGCGGCAAGGAAGGCATCGCAGCCCTTTCGTCTGAAGAAAAGCGTCTCTGGGGCATCGTCTCCAAGGGCCAGCCGACCTATGCTCTACTGAATGAGCAGCGCGACCTGATCGGCCAAGCTCTAGAGAAAGGCACCGGGCCTTGGGCAAACACCAACATGAAGCGCCTCAAGGATATCTATGGTTCCTTGGCGGGTGATCAGATCAACTTCATCGAGGCCAGTGCAGGCAAGGAAATCGCTGACAAGCAGCGTGCTGCAAATACGCTGTTCAAGCAGATGTATGATGGCCGCGAACAGATGCAGCGGATTTTCACCAAAGACCTTTCTGGCAGCCTTGCACCGCTCATGCAGCGTGCAATCACGCAGGGAACCAAGGGCAACGTTCAAACGCTAAATACTCTTGTCAAGATCATCCCAGAAAACATGCGCGGCAAGGTGCTGACCTCGGCGCTGTTCAAGGCTGCAAAGACAACTGATGAGACGTTCAGTTTCACCAACTTCGCCAACATCTATCGTGACCTTCGCTCCAACAGTGCAGTCTATAAGCAGTTCGCCCAGGCTGTTGGCCCAGAAGGTGATAAGCTGCTGACAGATCTCTATGCGATCTCTCGTCGTTTAAGTGATGCTGACAAGGCGATCTCGCGCACTGGCGCATCAACGCAGCTCCAACTTCTCAACTCTGAGCGCCTCCTGAGCCGTATCCTTATGGCATCTGGCGGCGCTGCTGGAGCTGGCTTGGTCGCAAGCGCGTTAGGTGGTCCAGGTGCGGCTGTCGTTGCTGCTGGATTGGCTGCTGCGGCTCCTGAGATTGCCCAACGCGTCGGCAAGACCAATGCACAAAAGCTGCACAACCTTATGAGCAGCGCAGAGTTTCGTGATCTTGCCACCAGCGCCGCAACTGGTGATGCGCTTGATCGCAACATTAATCGCGTTGCTGGAAGCAAGCAGTTCCGCGACTTCGCAAAAGACGTTGGTATTGAACTTAAGCAGGGCCGCAACTGGCTGCGCTCTGCTATTACCGCTGGTACTGTTGGCGAAGTAGGACCGGAAGCAGGCCCACCGGAAGGTGCAATCATGGTGAGGCCGCAATGACCTTTCCCCGCAACATAATTTCAGGCATAACCAGCGCACAGGAGATCAATTAATGGCCGCGCTTTCCGTTCAGGTTCCGTATCCGGTTTTTTATGATCGTGACGGCCTTCCGATTGACAATGGCAACATCTACATTGGTGTTGCTAATCTTGATCCAGTGACCAATCCGATTCAGGTCTATTATGACGATGCGCTCACAATTCCTGCGAGCCAGCCGCTCAAAACGAGCAACGGCTACATCTACCGGAATGGCACGCCTGCGCAGCTTTATGTGAATGCTGTCAATTTTTCGATCCTTGTAAATGATAGCAAGGATTTGCTGGTTTACAGTTTTCCTGATGGGACTGGGATAAACAACGCAAACGCAGGGTCGATTGATTATGACCCTCCATTCCCAGGAGCCGTTTCATCTAATTACACGGTAGAAGACAAGCTTTCACAGTTTGTCTCCGTGAAAGATTTTGGGGTAGTGGGGGCAACGGCGCTTCTCGCAGCCATCAACGCCAGCGACTATGTATTTGTTGATGCTGGTGTTTATGATGGCCCGATTGACATCACGCAGTCTAATAAGACTCTTGTGATGAAGGATGGGGTGGAATTCTTTCTTCCGGACAACACCGTTCTTACTGGTGCAACCAGCGGCCCTGCCGTTTTGCAGATCAGTGGTGATAATGTAACCATCCAAGGTGACTTTACGGTCAACGGCAACAAGGCTGCAAATGACAGCAGTTCATTTCCAACCACCGTTTTGACCGGCAACCTCAACATCCTGGGCAACAACTGCCGGATTTATGGCACGGCCACCGTAACCAACGCATATTATCGCGGCATCACTGTTGGTGACAGCCTCGTGTCTGGCGGCGAAGTTCAGGGTTTCTATGCCAATAAGCTGAATGTTGCAGACGCAAACTTTTACTCCGTGATGCTCTGGTCAGTGGTAGATTGGCGCATCGAAGAAATTCGCGCGTCTACAACTGTGGCGGGTCTAACTCGTGACCAGCGTATCCGCACCGGAACGCAGGGAAGCTCGACCTCTGTTTGCGCTCGCGGCTATATTGGCCTTGCGTACACCGACACGAATTGCGGTTTTGTCGGGGAGGCTAACACCGTCGATGTTAGCATCGACACCATCATGACCGGCGACGGTGGTAAGTTGGAAGATTGCACTAATGTTCGTGTCGGTCATTGGAACGCTTACGACTGCTCGCGTGCGGCGGCACGAACTGCGTTTTTCTTGAATAACTGCGAGAACTGCCACGTTGATAACGTCATCGTGAATAATTTCAACGATGATGGTTCTAACATCTACGCGATTGGCTTTAATGGCGTGAAGTCATGCAGTGTTGATTCTATTGTCTCTGTCGGGAACCAGACCAACTCTCCGAACAAAGAGTTGCAAATCCGTCAGGCCGATGGCCTTTATCTCGGAAATGTGGTGCTGCGTGACCCGGTTGGGACGTGCAACGGCTTCCTTTATGACCACGGCTATCCGGTTCAACAGGACATTATCGTTGAAGACCTGATTTCGCGTGGGCACACCACTTGGGACGTTGCGGTAGAAAACAAAACACCGATTACGATCCGCAGCATAAATGCTGATGCGGTCAACCTTTACCCTGCAACCACTGATTATCCTAACATAACAGACAAAGACTTTTACGAAGAAGGCGTTTGGACTCCAACTTATACAACCAACGGAACGGACTTCGGATCTGTCACTTACGATACTGGTGTCACCAAGGGCCGATACATCCGTATCGGAAACATGGTGCATCTTTCTGGTACGATCCGCACGGACGCTATTACGGTGGGTGCAGCGACAGGTGATGTCCTTGTTGGCGGTCTTCCGTTCACGGTGAAGAATATCGCCGGGGCATACACTTCGGTTGCGTTGTCTTATGTCACTAGTTTTGCCGGTGACAGACCGATCAATGCACGCGTTGTGCCGAACACTAAAACGATGGAATTGTCTTACCGAACCACATCGAACGGTGATGATGACTTTTTAGCCGTCGCTGACATGGGGGTCATCGCAAATAGCAACTCCATGACTTTCGGCGGAACTTACGAGATTGAATGATATGATCACTCCAGCCTACGCTCCGACCGCTACAGAACGAGTGTTGCCGCGCATGGCGCTGGATTTCACGACCGGCGTGCTCGATCCGCGTGTGACTGTCACGCGAGCGTTGAACACTGCCACCCGCGTAAACAGCAGCGGGTATATTGAAACTGTAAACGCGAATCTGCCGCGTTTTGACTATAATCCGACAACGCTTGCCCCTAAGGGTTTGCTAATTGAAGAGATGCGCCAAAACCTTGTCTTGCAGTCGGCAAACATGGCTGTAGCGCCGTGGGTTCTTGCGGGTGCTGGCGTTGCGCTTGCGCCTGTTGTCACTGCTAACGCCGGAATATCCCCGTCAGGATTGAATGACGCTGTCCGCATTCAATTTGATTGCGTGAATGCAACGTCAGCTACCAACCGCTCCCGCGTGACGCAAACCATTACAGTTGTTAACGGAACCACATATTCGCGTGGCGTATGGATTAAGGCATACGATGCCAATAGCGTTGGAAAGACTATTCGTTTCGCCACAGATAGTATTGGCGTAAATCTTATTTATACGCTGACCAATCAATGGGTTCGCATCAATCCGGCAGCGGCGGCGGCTGTAGCCACTTCGTCTGTGTTTACACTAGAGACACGTGGTACAGTCACAGGTCAAACTGCCGATGTTTTGGTGTGGAACGCCACACTGGAAGCAGGGGCATTTTTGACCAGCGACATTATTACTGACGCGACCAGTCTGACACGCAACGCTGACGTTGTGAGCATGACGGGGACTAACTTCAGCGATTGGTATAATGCTGGAAACGGCGCAATCTTAGCGCGTTCGTGTCAATCGGTTATCACAGGCACTAGACCTTCAATATATATGAGCGACGGAACGGCAAATAACATCATCTCATTGCGTGGGTTAGCTGCAAACCCTGAACTATACATCAAGGCAACCACGGATCAGGCGCAGATTGACGCAGGAACGCTAACCGCAAACTCTAGCTTTGGGCTAGTTGGTGCGTGGACTACAAATAACTGCGCGGCAGCTATTAACGGCGGAGCGGCAGTGACTGACACTAGTGCGACAATACCAACCGTTGATCGGTTGCTAATCGGAAGTGATGGCACAAACTATTTAAACGGACAGGTTGAAAGAATATCGTATTGGCCGCAGCGTATCATTAACGCCGAAGTTCAAGCATTTTCTAAATAAGGATTGCACCATGTTAAAAGCAGCACCTAACCAAACGGTTTTCCCATCGGTGGATTCTAGCGCCTTTATCCTAAGTGCGGCTGGTATCATCACTGAAACTGGAACATCGCGAACGCTGTCGGCTGGCGACAACGGCAAGGTGATCTATTGCACTTCAGGCTCTGCGGTGACGATCACTTGCGCTGCGAGCCTTGGCGTTGCCTTTTCCTGCACCATCATCCAGGGCGGCGCTGGCAAGGTCACTGTAGCGGCTGGCGGGCAGACGCTGGTCTCTTATAGCAGCCTCTATAGCACGATGGGCCAATATGCTGTAATCAGTGCAATCTGCCCAGTGGCAAACACGTTCCTTCTCGCTGGCAACCTTGGAGTCTAATCATGGCAACTAACTCACAAATTGCATTTGCACCGCTTGGCGAGACTGTCGCCATCACGGCTAATGCTACGGCTCCGAATGGCGTCCAAGCTCTTGTAGCGGAACGCAACAGCCCTAACTCGCCTGGGCAGTATCGCGTGATCAATGCCGGCACTGTGATCGTGCATCTCGGCATTGGTCCGACTGTTGCCAAGGCTAAGGCGAATGCCGAAGCGGCAGCATCCGGCAACCCTGCTCCTGGCATTCCAATGCTTCCAGGTGCAGTTGAGATTCTGCGATTTGGTCCTGAATCATATTTCAGTGCTGTAGCTGCAAGCGCCCAAACTATCTACATCACACCCGGCCAAGGTATCTGATCGGTGACCACGATTGACAAGACCGAAGCCCGCCTTGCCACTCATGAGGAAGTCTGCACCCTGCGTTACGAAGGTCTATGCGCCAGACTGAAACGGATCGAAGGCATCGGCGTCGCCTCTTGTGGCACCATCATCGTGATGCTGGCTGGCATTATCTTTAAGATGAACTAATGAGCATCGTCCTCGGCCAACGCTCGCTGTCACGCCTTGAAGGTCTACACCCAGACCTAGTGCGCGTCGTCAAGAAGGCTGCGGCTATATCTCCGCTGGACTTTACCGTGCTAGAGGGACTGCGGACGCTGGAACGCCAGAAGCAGCTAAGCCAGATCGGCGCGACCAAGACGTTGAACTCACGCCACCTGACCGGCCATGCGGTCGATCTAGCACCTATGATCAGCGGCGCAGTCTCTTGGGACTGGCCGTTGTATCGTCGGCTCGCCACAATCATCAAAGAGGCAGCCGTAGCTGAGAACGTCCCGATTGAGTGGGGCGGCGACTGGAAAACTTTCAAGGACGGCCCACACTGGCAACTGCCTTGGAAGACCTATCCGAAAGGGAAATGACTATGCTTAGTAAACTCAAAGGCAAAAAGACCTACATCATCGCCGCTCTGGCGGGTGCAGGCGCTGTCGCGCAGGCGCTGGGGTATGTCATCCCCGAATACATCTTCATCCTGCTTGGCGCGGCTGGTTTCGGCACTGTTCGATCTGCCATCGGTCGCTGATAGTTCTGGGGCATCGCTTGGAAGTCTCGATGCCCCAGATTAATTAACGATCCGCTGGCTCTCGTTCAGGCTTGGCTTCGATGGCCAGCATCTCTGCCTGTGCGTCTATGCGCCTGGCGATCATGCCTAAGTCATAAGGATCGATGGTTTCGCCAGCCTCAAGCTCTGTGACGAAGAATCGCACTTGCTCTGCGATTTTATTTAGCGAATGAACGTGGCCCTCAACCATTTCATCAGTCACCACCGGCTGCATTGCGGCGATGGCTGCTTGGGCAAGGTGCCAAGGTGTCCAGTAACCGTCAGGCATTTCCTCGGCTACCATGCTATGCGGCCCGTCCCAGCGAACACCCCAGCGGCCTAGCGCCACCGCTTCCGCCTGATCCAGCTTGGCTGCGTTCTCGGGGTCAACGGTCATCGGTCGGGCCTTTCAGGGCTTGGTACGCAACCAGCGACCGCTCAAACTGGTCGGCTAGAGTCTCGGCTGCTTGCCAGAGGGAGGCTCTTGGTTTCATAGCCCCGCGCCCTCTCAACCACAGGATAGCGGCGCGACGTCCTTCGTTCTGTCCTTGGACACGCATAGCCGCCACCTCAGCCTCAAGGGCTGCGATGCGCTCTTGCACGGCAAGCACAACCGCACTGCCTTCGGCGGGCAGGCTATAGTCCCCGGCTTTCTGGCGCAGAAAAGCATCAATATCGGGTTCTGGCTCAGGCTGCGGATTGCGTTCTGCTATTGCGATCCTGCGGTCTAGTTCGGCTTTCAACTTAGCCTCCGGTGTCACCACGGGCTGCATTGCGGCGATGGCTGCTTGAGCGATTATGGCCAGCTCGGACGTTGTAAGCGCACAGGCAAGAACATCGCTTTCCACGGTGTCAAAAATAGCGTTGCCGATAGCGTTCCTCACCGCTTCCACGACATCCGGCGTGGTTCCATCGGTTGGATCGGGCCGAAGTGGTGCAGCGTCGTGCTGGGGCTGCCCGGTCATGGGAAGTTACCCCCTACTGGGTTAGGCAGACCGACAGGTGCAGCGGTGCCTACGGTCGCGCCCACGGGCACAGCGTCACCGGTCCAAGGGCTTTCGTTCATCGGGCCACGGCAGTCGGCCAGCCGCACACCATTGACTTTGCGCGGGCGCACCACGCAAGGGAAGCTCCACATGTTGCTCATGCCGCCTCCGGGTGCTGCGGTAGTGGTAAAGGTCCGCTTGACGGATGGCAGCACGGCCCAGTTGGGTAGCTGCGGATAGCTTTGCGCGTTCGAGAACAGCGACCAGACAGTCTTAGGTGTGCCGTCCGGGCTGTCGCACGATCCGTTCATCAGGTTGAGGTCCGCGATGCTCGGCCCCTTGAGGACCGGGCAAACGGATACGCCCGCCTGAAACTCTTTGCCGTTAACCTTGACGGTTTCGCCGGGGATGGCGACTGTCGGGCTGCTGGCGCACAGTGCGTATGGTTTATAGCAGATAGCCAGCGCAGGACTGGCGATGGCCGGTGTTGAGGTCGATGCAGCCATGATGGCTGCTAAGGTTAGGTATCTCATGCGTCGTTCCTTTTATAGACCATCCCGGCGTCAAGCCAGTTAGCTAGGGTTGTGGCTGTACTTTCGTCCATGCCGCGCAGCCATGCGGCGATCTTGTCACGCTCGGCGGCGCGTATGTCCTGCTCGGCTCTGCCGATCCACAGGTGGACCTGTTCCTGCACATAGTCGGGCGCGCTCATGCTGCTAGTCCTCTCGCACTACATACTTGCCGCATCATCAGCGGGGTGAAGCCCCAGATGCGCATGGCTTGGCTGTAGTCCTGCGTGGCGCGCTTCAAATCGCTGTCCAGCACTGCTAGTTGGCTTGCCAGCTTGTCACGTCTCGCGAACAGTGCAGCGGCGCGCTTGGCTGCGGTTGTTGCGGGGTCAGTCATGGTTAGCAACCTTCTTGACGAATCGGCCATTGCGACCGCGCTTTGGCTTCCAGGTGCGGAGATTGTTCAGCAACACTACGTTTGCGATGAGGCTGATCCCGAGTGCAATCAAAAGAATATCGTTCATGTTCCTACTCCCTTTTTTATGATTTTAAGCTGGGATCATCACCCAGATGGCCCAGAAGATGATTGGAAATCCGATGGCGAAGATGGCTCCGCCGATCATCTCTGATCGCGGCATGGTCTTGATGAGTTCAATTGCGGCCTTCATTGTCAAACTCCTTTATGGCTTTGATGAGCATCATGCGCGCTTGCGCCGATAACGAGCGATGTTCTTGCATGGCAATGTTGGCGATCTTATCGCGCAACTCAGGCTCAATGCGGACGGTCATGTAATCTTTAGGTGGCATCAGAAATTCCAAGGTTTGGCGTTGTATTGTGCAGCGATTGCTCGTGCGGCTCGTTTCCCATCGACCTTATGCTCGGCAATGAAATGGCGGCGACCGTTTTCAATGACTCTGATGGCGATCGTGCCATCATAGCGCTTGGTCGGTGCGGTATAGTCTGCGATTCTGGTCATGTCGGTAACTCCGGTTTGCCTTGTTTATGTGGTGATTATTACCACAACCTCCCGCATCAGCAAGGAAAAAAGTATACCAGAGAGAATTATTTTTCAGCGCGCTCAAAAAAGGCTCTAACCTGCGCTTTTGCGTCATTTGCGCCGTGGCAAATGAGACAGGTGTGGCCGACGCCTTCGAGGTATTCAATCCAGTCTCGCTGCTCTGGCGAGAGCCGACCGCCTTTGAGCCGCTTCATCTCGATCCATAGATGCCAAGCTGGCACAAACAGATCGGGGACGCCTGGGCTAACGCCTTCCACCTTCAGTCGCCCAGCCGTCGCCATGGATCGGAACCCGCCATTTGGAATAGCGAAGATCCGCACTGGTCGATAGGTGATCCGAAACCACCTGACCAACTCGCGCTGCTCCTCGTGTTCGGTGGGGATGCGGTCTAGTGTCATGACGCACCAATCTCCTTGTGGCGTTGTTTATGGCACGGCTGACAAAGCCACATAACATTTAGAGGTTTGTCGTAGTCTTCATGATGCGCCACAGTTTTTAAAGCGCCACACCTGCAACATAGTTGCCTTATTAACTTTCCATTTTTAACGGCTGCAAAAACAGCGTTGTGTGCTTTTTGCCTGCGCTTATCTTCTGCTCGCCACATCCTATTTATCTCAATATTGGCTTTAATGCGCTCAGGCCGCTTTCCTCGATCCCTGTCATATTGTCTGATTTTTTTGATATTTTTGATGCGATGTTCCATGACGTCATTTTTCGTGCAATCTTTGCATTTATTTAAGTGACCATCGGCCATTCTAGAATGCTTATAAAATTCAGATAATTGCTTCGTCTCAGAGCATTTAAAACAGACCTTTTCCATAATCGCCTCCTTCAATGAATGACGATTACCATTTCTAACTTCAAAACGGAATAGATTGCTCCCATTTGTCGCAGTTGCCTACGCTGTTCACAAACTCGGCTGGCGGATAGGTGCCGAAGATAAAGCACTCGCCGCGTCCGCCGAAATGATCGCAGGTATGGCAGCACTGCGGTGGGCCAACTTTCCTCCATTCCTCGTATTGGATCAGAAAGTCTGGCTTTGGCGGTCTAGTCATTATCCCAACTCCTTCGCGTCACTCGGTAATATTTACCATCTCGGCGGTATCGGATCACGCCAGGGCAAGCACCAGCATTCAATCGATCTGCCCATTCCTCAAGCGTGTTGGCTCCGGTAAAGATCGTGCCAGCCTTCTCAGCAATAGACACCACTGCATTAAGCGCCTTCTCGCCGGCATAGCCCTCATGCGTCACCGGAAAATACTCGACCACGCTGGGATCGGATAACCCGCCATAATACGACACCGCCAGCATATCCTTTCCGCTGGATCGGCTGGTGTGCTTGCGCCAGTTCCAGTCGGTCAGGGCCATCTCTGTAGCGTCCAGGCCCATGATGTCGTCGTCGCGCAGCTTTAGCTTCTCACGCTCAGGCTCAGGGAATGCCGCTCCGCAGGCTGGGCAGATTTTGGCGCTGATGTGGACCAGCTCGCCGCAGTTGTCGCAGACCTTGACCGGAGCCTCGCCATTGCCTTCGCCCTTGGGCTTGTTAGGATTGATCGCCGTAATCGGACCATGTGTGGCCACAACGCCTGCAAAGTCCAGCACCAGGCAATGATCGGTGTGGCTCTTAACCCTCATCCCTCGACCAGCCATCTGCACATAAAGGCTTGGCGACATGGTTGGCCTGAGCATGGCGATCAGGTCCATGTCGGGATAATCAAATCCGGTGGTCAGGACATTGGCATTGGTCAATGCTCGCAGCCTCCCAGACTTGAAGTCGGTCAGTATCCGCTCACGCTCGGCTGGTGGCGTTGTCCCGATCACGCAGGCAGCAGCGATCCCATGAGCATTCAGCACCTGGGCCACCGCCTCGGCATGGTGGACGCCAGCGCAAAAGAACAGCCATCCAGACCGATCACCGGCCAGATCGATCACCTCACGCACAACCCGCAAATTGTTCTCGTCGGTGTCAACAGCAGCCTGCAACTCGCTCTCGATGAACTCACCGCCTCGCTTGTGGACGCCAGTCGTGTCCAGAACGGTTCTCGTGATCTTGCTCCGCAGCGTTGAAAGGTAGCCCTTGTGGATCAGCTCCTCGATGCTGACCGGCTCAATCAGAGCATGGAACAGCGCAGGCGCATCGGTGATTAGACCATGCCCCAGCCGATATGGGGTGGCAGTTAAACCCACCACACGCAGCGCAGGATTGATCGCCTTCAGCGCGGCCAAGAATGTCCGATAGCCGCCTTCATCCTTGTGGCTGACCAGATGGCACTCATCAATAATGCAGAGATCAATGTGGCCGACCTGAGAAGCGCGGCTCCTGATCGACTGGATTCCGGCAAACGTAATCGGCTCGTCAAGGCGCTTTGATCGCAGCCCAGCCGAATAGATGCCCATCGGTGCGCCAGGCCAGTGCAGGCGCATCTTCTCGGCATTCTGGCTGATAAGCTCCTTAACGTGCGTCAGCATCAAGATCCGCGTCTCAGGCCAGTTCTGGATCGCGTCCTTGCAAAGCGCAGCCACGATGTGACTCTTGCCAGCACCCGTCGGCATAACCACGCATGGGTTGCCTTTGTTACCAGCCGAGAACCACGCATAGAGCTGGTCGATGGTGCGTTGCTGATAGTCTCTCAGCATTAGCCCACCACCTCCGCACCATCAAACAGCGCCTTGGCTGCTTCGACCATCGGATCTCCGCAGGCAGATGGGTTGGCCACGATCTCGCGGCTCTTGTATCCTTTTGCTCCGTTCTCGATCACACGATCACCAATGCGCCACATGACGCTCAGGCCATCTTCGCTGGCGATCATCGGCCAGGGAACCAAGTCAGGGTGCAGGATGTGGTCGTCGCAGCCTTCATGCTGGAACTCGACCGGAATGCCATCAGCCTCATGGCGTTCGCAGCGCCAGGTTGAATCCGCCATCGCAGTGCTATGCGCGCAGGTGCGGCAGTTGGCGAACTTTGTTGGCTCGGCTTTGTGGCAGAAGCTATGCGCTGGGCAGAAGCGGCACTGATACCAGCTTGGATCAGCGCTCAATGGTTCCGGCATCCGATCGGCCAAGGCAATGCGCTGGCCACGCTCGATGGCCTTAGTGGCAACTTCAGGATTGTAACGCACCCGCTCGGTATAGATGCGATCATCGTCCTTGCAGACCGCCAGATAAAGTGCGCGATCGACATTTGTTCCGTGCATATAGACCTGCATCTGAATAAAGTGCATCGGCTTCGACTTCTCGACACCCAGTTTGACCATATCGTCAAAGCTCTTTTTCGAGTGTGTCTTGAACTCAGCTATATGGCGCTTCTTCGGTGCCTCCGGCACTCCAGACTCTATGATGCCATCAAGGCTCCCAGAAACGTGACTGCCAAAGTTAACGCGCTTCTGATTGCGGTCACCAGCATGGCGAATATCTATTCCGATCGCACGCAGATCAGAGACGATAGTCGCCTCCTCCATCTGGCCACGCCTAAACAAGCGCAGGATGCGTCCCTCGAATTCTTCGCGGACCGCCCAGCGGAATGACAGCCAAAGCCACCGATCACATGGGTGGCCCAGCGTGCTGCAACCCATATGCGGACGTGGCTTCTCCATGTTATCAGCATGGTATTGGTCAATTAGGCTAGATATGGTATGGACTGGTTCTGGCAGCTTCATGTCTGTCTCACTTTTTGGTGAAAAATTAGGCCCAGCCAGTGTCCCCTCTCTGGCTGGGCCTTCTTTATTTTACTTGGCCCAAGGCGGCTTTGATCCGCCAGGTGCAGACGTTGCTGCCGGTGCCGCAGTGCTGGCCGGAAGCGGTGTCGATCCGTTCAGCGACTTCCAGCCGCCGATCTCGTTTTTATCGTCGTGATAGCCATTGGCCTTGTCGTTGTCGGTCGGCTTCCTGATCTTAATCTTGATCTGAATCTGACCGCCGATGAGCTGATCGGTATCCTCGACATTCGCTAGACCGATGGCCCGCATAATCTCACCAAGCTGCTGCCGGCCAATCTCCTCAGCCTTCTGACTCTGGTTGCGGATGTTGATGCTGCCGAAAACCACTCGTCCCTCGTGGCTAGGCCCAGTGATGTCGTAACGCATATCGATCTTGGTGCCAGTTCCGCTCTTGGTCTGGCCGAGATCGGCTTTGGTGATCGAGACATTATACCAGCCTTCAGGAATCAGATCATAGGAACGATCGGAAACCGGAAGATCATCGGTCGAAAATGTTTCTCCAAGAAATGCCATGTCAATTAATCCTTTGCAGTAATGGTGAAAGAAGGACGGCCAGGCGTTGCCGTGATAGCGTCCAGTAGGGGTGTCGTGATTGCTTTGTCCGCAGCCTTCCAAGCGGTCATTGCGATCTCAGGCTTCCAGCGGAAAAGGCTGGAAAGGTGATCGGTCAGACCATGTTCGGCTGCGAGTTCCTGCAACTTGTCTGCATTGACCTTGCGATTGATGCGGCCTTCGATCTTGATCTTATAGGTATCGGCATCAATGTTCTTGGTCCCATCGAGGTCTTCTGGAATATCAAACTGCTTAACCAGTTTGTCCTCGATCTCGCGGCGCTGCTTGATCGCCGCAGCCTCTGCGGCCTTGGCGTCAATCCAGAGTTGGATGTTTACAAAGAGCGGTGTCATGCCACACCCCCGATCTTGCTAATAAGAGCGCCGAGGTCTGGCGATTCCCAGCCCTCCAGTTTACCGGAACGATCCTTGGCGAGCCAAGTGCCATCGCCGTCGCACATCAAGGCACGCTGGGTTGCGCCCTCGGTGTCCCGCTCAACCCGAAGTGCCAGCACCTCGTCGAAGAAGTATGGAAGCCCCTGCGTCAGTGACTTACCAGGCATTCCAGGATTGTAGAGCAGCTTACCCATCTCGTCCTGGCTCTTCTCCAGCTTGGCGCTCATGTAAACATGC